CATACGCTATGCGCGAGATGAAGAAGGCGTGCGACGAGCCGGTGGAGGGTGCCGAATCATGAGAACCGTTTACGCCTGCCCGTACTGCAACCACCCGTTTGCGGAAGCCGGCATCCGCGACAAGCTGACGCCGCAGCAGGTGCGGATCTTCGATGCGGTGGAGGCGGCGGGCCAGGCCGGCATCACGCGATCCGAACTGCTGGCCAAGATCTATTTCGACCGGCCGGAAGGGGGCTCTGAAAACCGCGGGCTCCTGAGCGTGCAGAAGACGCTGATGGGGCCGGCTCTGACCCATTTCGGGCTCAAGATCACCTCCAGCTACGGCCACGACGCGCGCTGGCGGCTGATGGCGATCGGCTCGCCGCCCGCACCACGGCCGCAACGACCGCTGAAGTCATCCTCCCGCGCGCCAGCAAATGTATAAATCCCTGAATTGATCGTATTTTTGCCGGCCGGACGGATCGGCGACGCAGCAGCGCAACGGCAGTCTTTCGGGGTCGATTCGCCGGGCCCGGTAAATCTCGGTTGTCCAACTGCAATAATTGGCGTTGAACACGAGCATACAGCCGCCTTGCGGTACCTGTCCGATCAGGGCCTGCAGCGAATGTCGTTTAGCGGCGAATACGCTCACCCCACCTTAACGGTGATTTCCGCGGTCGGTTCCGACAGGAAGGCGTGCATCTCGCGCGCGAGCTTGAGCGGCTCGAAGGTTTCGCCGCCGAGCTGCTTCATCGAGGCCTCGCACAGCGCCGCGGCCGATTGCAGCGCGATCTTGCGCAGTTCGATATCGTCCACCGCCCTCTGGAACGCCTCGCGGTAACTCTTGCCGAGCGCGTCCATCTGCTGGGCGGATAGGGCGCGGGTGAAGGCGGTGGTGTCGCCATCTGGGACAAAATATTGCTTGCCGTCCGCTCCAACCACAATCTTGCCGCTCGGTACGCCGCCGCTAATTGTGTCAGTTTTCACATCAATAGGAGGATAGTCACTGTGATAAGCCATATCATTTTACCTTATGCGTTTAAACGCCCTGGCGAGGCCGCTGGTCGCGTTGGATTGGAGGCTACATCTATTGTCATCCAGAACAACAGCTCTCGCTGCTCGGCCTCGCTAAGCAGTTTGAACTCGTTTGCAATAGCCTGCATCGGCGCCTGAGCCTTGTTGCGGTAGAAGGCGAGCATGTCGGTGAGTTTCATTTCATCACCTGCACGGTTTGAGGCGGTTTCGGCATAGGGATTGCGACAATATACCGATGCAATGCGACTTTACGGGCGAAAACCAATTGATTCTCGCTTTCTGCCAGAACGCGGTTGATCGGCATCGAAACAGCGGCAAACCCCAATAATTCTAAGCGGCCGCGCTCTGTTGCCGAGAACCATTCGCACAGCTTTTCGGGGCGCCTTACTGCGGTTCCAAAGAATTCGCCAGCTCGTCCCTTACGGTCTATCAAATCCCATCCGAATTCGTCGCCCCATGTCGGCAAGGGCTTCATTCCAACATCAAAATATTGATCGTGCCATTGTTTTGAAAAGCCAGGACGAAACGGACCTCGGCCATATTCGTCTTGAATGCGATAAACAATTTCCTTCACCGCATTATCTCCACCTTATCGGCCGGTTTCGGCTGGCCGGCGATGGCACGGGCGAGCGTGTCGACGGTGCGGCGGTCGGCGGCGCTCATATCCTGCATGATTCGGGTCACGTTGCCGATAAAGGGATCGTTGTAAAGCCTTGTCAGGACGTCGAATTGCTCGTTTGTGTCATCGCTCATGCGCTCGCCGAGCAATTCGCTTGTGGTGGTTCCGAGCATGACGGCGAGGCGATGCAGGGTCGCGGCCGGCGGGTGACCATGGCCCGATTCGTACATCGAAAGCTGGGTCGTGCTGATCTCGGCGCCCTTGGCCACGATCTCCCTTGTGCGCGCCAGATAGGTCCGCCGCGCCTTCAAACGGCGTCCCAGACGGTTCAGAAACTCGCGCGGCCGACGCTTGGGCATAAGCGCCTATACGCGCGAGTGGCGTTTTTGGCAATGGCAAGTCTGGCTTAATCAATACCCCAACAGTTGCAGAATAAGAGGCGTGCACAGGAACGCCATCACCGCCAACGTCACGGCCAGTTCGTAAAGATTGCGAAGGAACGTCATCTGCCTATCTCCCGTTGTTGACACTCACCACAATAACGTACGTTTACCAACAGTCAATAGCCTTATACATCAATGGCAATAGGAAATGGCACATATCACGCGAATGTGATCGAAAAGTTGACAACTTGCGGGAATTACTGCTGCCGATAATCTCGGCCGATGCGAATCAGGCGCCCATCACCGCAATGGATTGCCGCTCGAAAACTCGAGATAGCCCAGCGATACAAGCGCCAAGCGTTAGCCAGAGCAGGCAAAAACAACCGTTCCCGCGGCATGGCGGCGATAAGGCTTTCCGAGCTCACACGATGGCTGCATGACGCCAACGGTGCCGGCACCGAGCTCGAGCCAACTGCGGAAAGTTACGCAATCGTCCGAATATTCGCCCATCACCTCGGCGGGCTACCCGACGCACCGCGGCGAATCACCGCCTGGCGCGAAACCTATGCGTCATGGCTGTTGCCGCGGGATCTCGAGCGTTTGATCTGTGAGGTGACAGAATGCCCCCTCAAATGGTCCGCCGACAAGCTGGCGTGGAAGATCGGCCTGACCGACACCAAGCGCACCGAGCTCAAGATCAGAACGATAGGCGCTATTGACTGTAACCGGGAACAGCGCGAACAACGGCGCAAGGCCAAACGGAAAGCTCGAGACGCCGGCCGCAAACGATAGGCGCACCCAACATATCTCTATAGTAATATGCTGGGTGCGGAAAGGAACCAAGATGCTCTCCGATGCCGAGATCATGCGGCGGCTCCGTGCCATCCGCTACAGCGACCGCAGCGAGCGCCAGGCGCGACGCATCCAGTCCATCAACGGTATCGCAAGGGAAGCGGGGATGCCTCGGCCATACCTGTTCGAGATCGTCTCAACCGGTCGGCTCGGTAGCCTCTCACGAGAGAAATTGAGCCGGGTTTTGAGTAGTAAGAGCGGGTGACGGGCAAGAACCAGGGTTCATCGCGCCCAAACAGGCGATTTTAGCCCGATTTCGAGCGATTTCAGGTCGTTTTCAGCGTGTTTCGACCTACTAGCCCTTGTGGTCGCCGTAAACCACGTTTATTCAGGCGGTTTATGCGGCATACTCACCCATTGCCAGGCCGCTTCTCGGATCCGCGCGCCGGCGCCGGTTTTGATCGATGGGTCTCGCGATGGTAAATCGAGGTCTCCCGCACACCTTTCAACCAAAAAAATTCTGGAATTGCCTCGGAATTGAAGTTCCCCTACTGCTGTAATGGTTTTGGTGAAAGGAGAATTCGTGATGAAGATCAGAAACCCGAATGCTTGGGCGATTTGCCGGCTGGATCGTGGGGGCTGGTATGTGCGTCGGATCGTCTGGGGTCGGTTGCTGGCACGAGCTGATAAGCGGCCTGGCGAGATTGTGATGCGGGTGAGGATATCGCTTGAAGCCGAGGAATTGGATGTTGCGGCCTGATTTTTAAGAGGCCTTGCAATGAATGAAGTTGCTGCGGCAGTGGGGTTTGTCTCGGTACCCGGTATTGCGGTTTCGGTTGTTTGGTTGACAAATTGGCGGGTTTATCGGCTCTGGTTGCGTGGGGTCCGATAGTTGCCGTATTGCAACACTTTGGCAGCAGGTGTCAGCAGTCATTGCTTGCGCCTGAGGTTTTTGCGCAAGCGCTGATTGACGGCGTTTGGTAAACGTGCGTATTGTGTAAAGGTACGTTATGGGAGGTGGGTGATGGCGTCATATCAGCTTTTACCGAATGCGCCGGGGCCGGTATCGGCGATGTGCGAACACAAAGGCCGGCTGTTCCTGGCGGCGGGCAGTCTGGTCTACGAACTCGTCGATGGCATTTGGTGTCCGATGATGTTCGCGTTTGTGAAACCGCCTGAGCAGGAGTTCAAACGATGAACCTGCTTTTCTCGGTCCTGCTCTACATGCTGATTGCGTTCGTGGTGTTGCTGGCGGTGTTTATCGGGCTGGTAGTGTGGCTGTCGCTGGAGTTGTCCGAACAGCAGCGGCTTATTGATGAGCGCGAACGGCAGGAGATGGACCTGTGATTGAGACGTCGCGCCGTGGTTTTATCACCGGGCTGATCTCTTTGGTTGCCGCGCCTGCGATCGTGCGGGTGGCGAGCATCATGCCGGTGAAGGCAATGGCGGATTTTGATCCGTTTCCGTTTCCGCCCGGCGCTTATTGGGCGTCGCCGCAGGACATTGCCGCAGTAGTCCGCCGCGCGTTTGTGCCGCGATTCTATGTGGATCTCTGCAAGGACGTTCCGTTGCTGGCGGCGATCGAAAAAGAAATCGGGGCCCTTCGATGACCATCGTTGCCTATGCCCGCGTGTCCACAATCGACCAGAACGAAGGATTGCAGATCGATGCGCTCAAAGCGGCAGGATGCGAAAAGCTGTTCACCGATAAAGCGTTTGGCACTGATCGAGAGCGGCCTCAACTTGCCAAGTGTCTGGGTTTTCTTAGGACCGGAGATATCCTGCTGTTCTGGAAGCTCGATCGCCTGGCCAGATCCACAGTCCACCTTGGTCAGATTGCCGAAGCCGTCAAAGCCGCGGGCGCCGACATGCGATGCCTCACCCAGCCGATCGACACCACCACCCCGACCGGGAAACTGATGTTCAACATCCTGTCGTGCTTTGCCGAGTTCGAGCGCGACATCATCGTCGAGCGGACATTGGCGGGGCTCGCGGCAGCGCGGGCGCGGGGGCGGATCGGCGGGCGCAGGCCGGGACCGATCAAGCGGGTTCTCACACCAGGAGGTACGACATGATCCGTCTACGCCAAGAGGCTTCGCCGGACGCAGCGAAAGAGCAACGCAAACTGATCGAGCGGATTGCGGCTCTCAAGCTGGTGAGCGACTATTTCCCGCTGCATCCCGATCAGGTGGTGGAAGGCAACGCCGAATGGCATTTCACGCCGGAGGATGTCAAGGCGGCCCGCGAGTTGATCGCCGGTGGCTGACTTCGAGATCAACGAGACCGACGACGCCTTCACGATGGAGTACGTCGGCGTCGCGCCGTTTCCGACCGAACGCTTCATGCAGTTCATCAGCCACCTGAAAGTGCAGAGCAAGGACTTCGGGCTGGTGCCGTTCAAGCTGTTGGGCTCGCAACGCTACCTGCTCAACGAGATCATCGAGGGATTGAGCCGCGGCATCACCACGTTCGTGATTCTCAAAGCGCGGCAGTTGGGGATTTCCTCGTTCTTCCTCGCGCTCGACATGTTCTGGGCGTTCTCGCACAAGGGGCTGCTCGGGGTGTTCATTACCCACAAGGAGGAAGCGCGCGATGATTTTCGATCAACGGTGGAAGTGTTTTTTGCGGAGACGCCAACCAAGTATCGGATCAATTATGTTCGTCACAACCGGAATCTGCTCATCCTTAAGAATGCCTCGAAATTTCGTTATCTCATTGCGGGAACGTCTGAGATTCGAAAGGGCGGGTTGGGTCGTGGTGGTGCCGCGAATTTTGTGCACGCTACCGAATGTGCTTTCTACGGCAACGGCGACGATCTGGCAGAATTCCGCTCTCAGACTTCCTCGCTCTATCCGCATCGTCTGCAAATCTACGAGACGACAGCCAACGGCTTCAACCACTTCTGGGATATGTGGGAGATCGCCAAGGAAGATCCAACCAAGAAAGCGATCTTCATCGGCTGGTGGCGCGACGAACGCAATCAATTACCAGTGGCCCATCCATTCTTCCAAAATTATATGCCTGACGGGATCAAATCGACCCTCACGCCCATTGAACGCAAGCGTGTCCGTGAAGTTAGGGAACTATATCATTTCGACATCTCGCTACAGCAGATCGCTTGGTATCGCTGGCACCTCGCCGCGGAAAAGGATTCCGACCAGTCGATGATGGATCAGGAATATCCGTGGACCGAGAGCGATGCGTTCGTCGCCACTGGAAGCAAGTTCTTCACCGTCGATGCCGTGAGCGAGTGTATGAGGGCTGCGAAGAAATCCCCGTTCCAGACCTTCCGCTACAAGTTGGGGATGAAGTTCGAGGAAACCGAAATCAGGCAGGTGCGCGACACCAGAGCGGAATTGAGGATCTATGAGGACGCATCCCGATTTGGCCATTATGCACTTGGTTGCGATCCCGCTTACGGAAGCTCAGACGAGGCAGATCGTAGCGTCATATCGGTCTGGCGATGTTACGCCGACTGCATGGTGCAGGTTGCTGAATACTGTTCTGCTCAGCCCTCCACCTACCAGTGCGCATGGGTGCTTGCGCATCTTGCTGGATACTACGGCATCACCTTCCTGATGCCGATCCTGGAAATGAACGGTCCCGGTCAGGCGGTGTTCGACGAACTGGAAAAGGTGCGCAAGTTCGCCAGCGAGATAAGACCGCACGATGAAAACTATCATATCCGCAACATCCTGCAGAACATGCGCCACTACTTTTATAAACGCATGGACAATCCGGGCGGCGGCGAACTTTTGTACCAGTGGAAAACCACGCACGATCTGAAAACCCGCGCGCTCAACCAGATGAAGAACTCGATCGAACTGGGCCGCATGATTCCGCGCTCGATCCCGCTGCTCGACGAAATGCGCCGCATCGTCAACAATGCAGGGGTGATCGGCGGCGAGGGCCGCGCCAAGGATGACCGGGTGATGGGCGCGGCGCTGGCGCATCAGGCGTGGAACACATGGGTGCAGCCGAAGATGAAGGCGATCGGCATGACGCGGGAGCGCGCCGCCGATATCGAGGCCAAGGGCGGCACGCCGCCGCTCGACCGCATCATCATGGGCTACCTGAAGCGCAGCAACATATCGCTGCCTACATGACCGAAGAGCGAGCCATGAATGAAGTCCCGATGAAAATGTACTGGATTGGCGAGGATATCGAAACTTTTCCACGCGATAGATTGATCGAGGTCATACGCCACTTGGGTCGCGATCTGGAATCGGCCCGAAATACTACGCAAACGATCATCAATATGAATGAAACATTCCGTCGCGCAAAAGATAGATACCAGTGTTGAGCAGTCAGTAGCCGCCCTTGAGCAGCGCCACCATCACCAGAATCACGATGGCGCAGACCGCGTACAGCGCCAGCTTTTTCTGCTTCTCAACAGTCTCGGCCTTTGCAGATATCTTTTGGTCCCTCGGGGTACGGTGATGGGTCATGGGATTTCCTCATGCGCGGCTTCTCATCGAGACAGTCTCCGGTGTCCCGGTCGATATAGGGGCAGGTGCTATCGCGAGATGTGAAACCCTTGAAAGCCTGAGCTAATCGACCCCCCAGCGATCATTCCCAGCAGGGCGATCAAAACAAGGATCAGGACGATCAGCCATACCGCCTGTTCAAGGCGCGCTGGGATTGCGATGCCCATGACCTGGCGCAGAACGTAGAAAACGAACCAGATGACGCCGCAAATGACGATGACGCCAATCAGCAGTTGCAAAAGCGATATGGCAATTCCAATCATGACGAAACCCTCCGGGGGTTAACCGCCAATCATCCTACGCCGTTAAAGTTCCATTCGCTAGTGCGGAAACGCCGGCTCGATCGTGATCCAGTAGTAATGGCCTTGCTGGTAGATGCCGGCATCGACGATCAGATTGACCAGCACATGCTCGTCCTGAATGCCGTCGTCTTTGGAGAAAAACACCTCGACGACGCCGTTGTTCTGCCGAATCCGCTCGCAGCGGAATTTAAGCCGGGGATGGGTCATGTCAGTGCGGCTGCCAGTGCGTGGCAAATCCGGCCACCGCAATCGCCGCCGATATCACCAGCGCCGCCCCGATCACCAGCGCGCCGATCAGGCTGATGCCTTCGCTCTTGCCCTTCGACTGGCTGTCGTTGGCGATGAAGCGTGATTTGATATCGTCGATCTTGTCGTTGAGCCCGTCGATCTGCTTGGTGAACAGCACTTCCGTCTTGGAGATCGACGCATTGTTGCTGTCGTTCTGCTTGCCGACATCCTCTTTCTGCGCCTGCAGCGCGGCATCAAGCGCCAGCTTGTCGTTGCGTGAGGTCTGTTCGGTCAGGTATCTGGCTTCCGAAAATCTCTTGTCCACACCGGAAAATTTCTCGTCGGTCAGGTCCTTGAGATTTTGCACCTTTTCGTCGATCTTGATGTGCATCCGGTCGATGGCCGTCTGCATCAGATCGACCGTGCCCTCCATCGACTTGAACCGCGCGTCAAACAGTTCCTTCAGCGAACCGATTTCCCGAAGCAAGGCCTGCGTCGTCAGCAGCGTCGGGTCCGGGTCAGGCCTGCTTGGTGTTGGTTGTGCTACCACTGCCATGGTTGATAAACCCACCCCGCCGCCGTATGGTGCGGCATGACCGGAATTGATAAGGCAAAACTGAGGCGGTCGCAACAACGCGAGGCCAGACTAAACCAGATGCTTGCTTATCTGGGCGGTCGGTGCGTGGGTTGTGGGTCTGTGATTGATCTGCAATTTCATCATATTGACCCGGACACCAAGTCCTTCAACCCCCGCGCCAAGGCAGGAATGAAGTGGGAGACTCTGGTTCCTGAAATGGATAAATGTGAGTTGCGGTGCGAGCCTTGTCACAAGGCCAAACACGCCACTTCGCACGGTACTGTGACGATGTATATCAATCACAAATGCCGCTGCAAAATATGCAAAGATGCCGTCAGACTATATCGAGGCCATGAGGAATTCAGCCCTGCTAAGCACGGTTCCCGTGCCATGTACGCAAAGGGATGCCGCTGTGATATTTGCAGAATCGAGCAATCGATTTACGCGAGGCTGTATTATCATCGCAAGAAACAGGAATATGCATGTCTGTGATTCGCACATGGCAGTGCCAGAATTTGAGGTGCGGGCATAGTTTTGATTCTTGGGAGAGCAATCCCGAATGTCCGACCTGTAAATGCGTCCGCGTCGGCTGGCTGCCGGCCGGCGGCCATATCGGCAACGCGGCCAAGGGCGCGGACAAGGAATTGCGGGCGCTGGCCGATATCTTCCGGCTTGACAACATGAATTCGGCGGAACGGGGCCGGGCGGCCAAGAAAGTCAACTTGCCGCCCGCACCCGCCGCCAATCCCGGCAACGTCACCACTTTCGCCGGCGGGTTCTCGGCCGCGGTCGATCCCACCCGCGGCGCCCAGTGCGTGCCGACCGCCAACAAGTTCGACGTCAAGGTCAAGGCCGCGCCCGGCATCGCGCTGTCGCCCAATTCCACCTATCCCTCGATCCGGTCAAACACCGCGGTCGAGGCCAGCCACAAGGGCTGAGCCATGATCATCCCGCATAACCAGATCAAGGCGTTCTCCATCGGGCCGATAGCCTTTGTCCGCCTGTCGGATTTCCGGCAAGGCGAGCAGATCGAATCATTGCTGGTCGCGTTCACTTATTCGGGACATGGCATTGAGATTCGATTGCGCCCGCATTTCCTGATCAGGCGGCTATTCCGATGATCATCCCCGACACCGAACAGGACAAATCGGAATTCGTGTCATGGGTGGCCGACCGCTGCATGGCCTCGAAAAAGGACCGCAAGGATCTCTACGACCGGCGCAATCAGTATTTCCTCTACGGCGGCCAGAACCCGGACGAGGTGATCTACAACCGCATCGAATCGCATCTCGATCTGGTCGCCTCGTTCCTCTACGCCTCCGACCACGCCACGTTCTCGCTGTCGGCGCCGCTGAATTCGCCGGACAATGTGGTCAAGCAGTACATGGCCGCGCAAGACACCTTCAACAACGATTTCCGCGACGCCGGCGGCTTCGACTTCTTCGGCGATTGCGTGATCGGCTCGCTGGTCTACGACTCCATCATCCTGAAATCAGGCTGGTCCGACATCAACGAGGATCCGACCTGGAAAACCATCATGCCGTGGCAGTTCGGCGTGTTCTCGGAGGAAATCACCGAGCTGGAGGCCCAGCCGGCGATGTGCCACGTCTATCACATCGATTACGACAACGCCTGCCAGCGCCTCGCCCGCGCCGGGCTGTCGCACCGCATCAAGGATCTGATCGTCGTCAATACGCCGTTTGAATCGCCGTTTCCCGAACTGATCACCCGCATGATCATCTCGCAAACCGGCGGCGAGAATATCGCTGGCACGGTCGGCGGCTCGCTCAATCCGTCCTACGCGGGTCGCGCCTCCTACCACGCCAAGGTCGATCGGCCGCTGGTCGAATTCCACGAGGTCACGATCTGGGACGACGAATGCGAGGACTACCGGGTGTTCTGGGGGGTGGCGC